CGGTAGACCATACCCTGACCGCGGGCGTCCTTGCCGAGCCAGTAAATCTGGTTGTCCATCTTGGCGATGCTGTACGGCGCTGCGCAACCCAGTTCGTTGAACGCGCCTTGGATACGCGTCAGCGGGAAGTCGAGCAGCCCTGCGTCGTACCAGACCTCGGTCGAATTAGTGCCGTACACCCAGACCTCGCGGTGGTCGACAAAGACGGCGACGACGTTGTCGGGGTTGCCTTCGGCGCTGGCGAACTCCAGCGGGTCGACCTGCGTGCCGTCCAGCAGCGACGTGACCCATAGTTTCTGGCTGTTGGGTTCGTTAAAAGTGAAATAGCCGTCGATGTAACCGACCGTCACTGCGCCGGGGAAGTCAGGGTCGGTGATTGGCTGGAACACGTCCGTGTTGACGTTGTAGATGTAACCATCAGGGTTCGCCGCTATAAATAGCTGGGTGCCATTGTCAGCCATGCTGACCGGGCCTGTGCCGCCGACTGTGCCTTTGACGACGTCGTTCCAGTTGCTGTCAATCTGGTGGAGCGACGAGCCGGAGACGACGTAGCCGTAGTTGCCGAACTGCCACATACCGCGGATCGGGCCGGTGCCGATGGTCGCCAGCCGTGTCAGGCCGGGTGCGCGCTGCAAGAAGGCAGGCTCCTTGCCTCCTTCCGGCACGATCTCCGGGAAGAGGTTGACCATGCGGTTGTCGGCGGCGTTGACGCTGCGGGCGACATACGCCGACCCTAGGATCGGCGTCTTCATCAGTAGTTACCCGCGTAGACGTTAAAGCGCTGACGCGTCGCCACGATGCTGTACGGCATCGACATGATGTCGTCGGGGTTGTTGATGCGCTTGATGTTGCGCTTGGACGACATGGCAATGCGGCGCACCTGCGCGGACGGCTCCATGCCGAACTCCGGTGCCATCTCGCAAGCCAGATTGTAACGGAAGGCGCGCAGATAGCCGGGCGGGAAGGTCAGGTCGGTTGCCAGTGTCGCGGGCTGCGTCAACTCTTCGACCGAGATAAAATGCCATTCCAGATCGCGCAGCGGGCGCGGGTAGACGTACATCTCGATGTCGGGGAAGGTGTTGTTGACGAATATCACCTGCGGGTATGTCGACGTCACGGTCTTAACCGCGATGCCGTTATACTGCTGCTGGTTGATGAACTTGATGCCGTAGCTGACACCGGTGCCGGGGTCGCGGAAATAGGTGCTGTCGTCGAGCAGCACGGGGCGGTTGCCGATGAAGTCGCCGGAAGGGCCGAGCGTGCGCGACAACTGACCAGCCGGCCAAGTGAACACCTGATCTTGCGTAGAGAAGACCGACAGCCGTTCAGTCGACCAGCTATCGACCATCTGGTTCATGGCGTTCAGGGCGTCTTGCGACGTTTCGGCCGACGGCACTTCGCCTTCAGCCAGAACACCTAGGAGCCGCAGTGAACCGTTAATGATGTCGCCGGCACTAGTCATTGCTTATTCTTCCTGCGGTGCGGGGCGGCTGCGCCGACGCGTAGATTTTTCGCCGGGCAAAGACCCGCCGAGGCGGCCGTCGCCATCATGGTCGAGAGGATGCGGTTCTTCCGCGATTTCGTCAAGCGTGACGCGCTCCCAGCCGTACATCGCGTCGTTCATCGCCTCGTCTTCCGAGATAGCGACCTTAGCGCCGTGGGTAGGGTGGACTAGATAGATGACTGCCATAGAACCTCGCAAATATGGACGGGCCGAAGCCCGCCCAAATTAATTAGCTGATCGCCATAAACTGCCACTTGGTGCCGTCTGCGTAAAACAGCTTGCCACGGCCAGTTGCATTGGTTGTGATACCAAGCGAACCGACAGGGGCCGAAGTGGTGGTGGTGTTAGCGGTGATAGCAGTGCTAAGAATGTAAACGCCCGCGTTTGCGTTGCTGGCAACAGCACCGCTTGACGCAGTCGAAACAACCGCACCGGCGCTCATTGTGCCGGTTACAGTGGCGCTTTCAAATTCAGGGTCAGCATAAGCTACGCCAACAGCTTTAGTATTCGGCATGGTGTTTCTCCTCAAAAGGTTGCCCCGGCCGAAGCCGGGGCGAACCGATTAGTTGGCGATACGGTACAGCGTGTAGGTGCCGTCGCCGGTTTTGACAGCGCGGAACATAACGCCCGCGCCGGCAACGCCAGCGCCCGAACCGACCAGCGTCCAGCCCGTGCCTGCCGTCAGCGTACCAGCGCCAGCGCCAGTGCAGAGCAGCACGAAGTCAAACGACGAACTGACCTTGGCGCTGCTGATCTGGGAGTCGAGGCCAGTGGTGCCGGTGACAGCCGGAAGTGCGAGGTTGTTCGCGCCGCCAGCGTTGTAGATCACCATACCGTTCTGGATGTCGGCGTTCGTCAGCGTGACTGCGCCGGTGTAGGTGGTGGGGGTGGCCTGAACGCCGAGAATGACTTCGCCCAGATTGCCATCGCCGACCTGATAACCGCCGGCTCCGTTAGGAAGTGCCATGATAATAACCTTTCAAAAACTTGACCCCCGGCAGAACCGGGGGCCGTGATTGGATTAGCCCCAGAGACGGCAAGCCATCTGCGGACGGATCGTGCTGTAGCCATACAGAACGTCGATACGGCAGGGCATACGGTCGTTGTTGATGTCGTACTGACGAACAACGCGAAGCGAGATGCCGTTGTGGACCTGACGCGAAGCCATGTCGACGCCCTGCGGAAGCAGAAGGTCAGCGGTGGCGAAGGTGATTGCGTCTTTGTGGTACACAAGGTTCTGGGCGTACTGGGTGCCGCCGGCGCCCACGAACACGACTGCCTTGCTGTTGCCGGGCAGAGCATTGACGGTGGCGAGAGCGTGACCAGCCGAGTAGACCGGAGCAACAGTGATGTTGCCTGCACCAGCGCCGTCGAGCGTGACGTTAGCCAGCGCAACGAACTGGAACAGCGAACCAGTGCTTTCACGGGTCTGCGGGTTGACAGCGAAGCAGTCAGCGACGGTAAAGACGTCGCCAGCCTTGACGGTGAGGCCGTTACCAGCGCCGGTGATGGCGATGGTGGTTGCGCCTTCAGTCGTGACAGCAGCCGAAGTCGAACCGCCGGTGGCGTTACGCGTACCGGTGGTGAACTGCTTGATCGACTGCGACATGTTGATTTCGTCGAAACCAAGCACGCCCGTACCCATCATGCCGTTCTTGAACTGCTTGCTGACAGTGTCGGTCGGATTGAACAGACCCTTCATGCCTTCGACGAGGCCAGCGTTGGCAGCCGGGTTAACGGTTGCGTAGCGCGGCGACATCACAGCGGCGTTTTCGTTCAGCTTCTGCTGCGCCTGCAACAGAACGAGCGAGGTAGCTGGCGTGGTGCCGGGCGTGCCGACCGAGTTGCCGATGGTCTGGAACGCGTTGGCAACGTCAGCGTCGATGCTGGACGCAAGCTGCGAGATACGCGGTTTGAGAACGCGCTCTGCGAAGTCGTCCAACTGCATGGTCAGTTCGGCGGTGGTGAAGTTCACACCGATGTGCTTCTGGTTAGCAACCGTCAGCGTAGTGAACTGCTCGTTATCGTCCTGCACCTGAAGTGCAGCACCGTCGGTGACGAGTGCGCGGTCAGGCAGACGGATGCGCAGGGTCGAACCGATCTTGGCGCCTTCGACGGCAAAGCTGTCGTCATACTGGCGGTTTACGTTGCGGGTGAGCACAAGGTTGTTCTCAAGGCCGAATGTTCAGATAGGCTCGTTAGTTCCTATCCCGTCTCTTGCGAGACCGCTGCATGTCACCATGCAGAGCAGACTATCTCTTCACCTCCAGATGGAGGGCTGTGCGCTTCGGGCCACTTGGCCCTACTCCCTTTCGGGATAGTCGTTACACCTTACACTGATGGGGACAAACACCGCCATTGCGATGCTTTCCGACCTGACAGTTCATACATAGCACCTGATAGCCTTCTGGAAAAGAGTTTTTTCGCAACCACAAATAGAAGGCAGATCCGCTAGAGCCGTACTTGCCGCTGCGCCGCTCTTCGGCACCGTCGTTGTTGATGTGGTCTATCGACAGGAACTTAGTCTCTGCTTCGCCGCAGCAGGCGCATACGGTGCCGTAAGCCGCGTAAACTTCGCGGCGGATGCGGTCTTGATTGCGTTTGGTTTTGTCGCGCTCGGTCTGGCGGATGCGTGCTTCCTCTTCAGGTGTCGCGTTAGCCAGCTTGCGGTTGCGCCATTCTCTTGAATGTTCGCGGGACCGCTCCCGGTTAGCAGCGCGCCACTCTTTCATGCGGCGGCGCTGCCTTTCCGGGTCGCGGTCCCGATAACGTTGCGCCGCCTCTCGGTTGCGCTTTCGGACGAGTTCTTCCGGTGTCAGGTCGGAATTATTCTCGTCAGTGTCTTGGCTCGGTATTTTCATGATATAATAGTATCATGACGTCCACCGAATTCACACAGTTTTTTTCCTACCCTCACGGATAGGGGAGACCATTAGTTAATCTCCAGAGCCTTCCTTGTGATCATGTCGATAGTAAGAATTGAATTCGACATGTCAAAAATGTCCTTTCATTTTAGCGGGTACGCATTGCCTCGTACTTCTTGATCTGCCGTAGCCGTTCTGCTTCGATCCATTCCGACGTACTCATGCTTTTGACGGCGCGAGGGTCGGTGGTGTCGTACACAGCACCGCCGGATGCGCGGGGCGTGACAGGTGCAATCGGTGCCGGGGCGGTTGAAGATTTTCTAACCGGCGGTGCCGAAGTCAGTGATGCTTCGATCTTTCCGATTTCTTTTGCCTGCAAGATTGGGCCTAGGCGGGAAATGCGAACGGCTTCTTTTGGATTGGTGCCGAGCCAATAAAGGACATCGGGGCCAACATCGGACGCCTGTATGCTTTGCGCCATTACGTCGGTGACGGGAAGGTTGGGGTTGTACGCGACTTGATCGAAGTCGTCGTACCGGTCCCGCGCTGTCTCTTCGCGTTCGTAATATTGCTCTTGGAGCGCCTGCGTCTGCTTGGCGGTTTCCCTCTTAGCCAACAACTCTTCGGCTTTACGCTCTGCTAACGCGTCGGCGTAATCCTCGTAGGTGTCGAACTGGTCGGGCGAAAGATCGTAAGACGGCTGTGCCGGCTGACGCGCTTCCATTTCCGCAGCCCGCTGGGCTTGCTCTCGTTCCCACTTGCGCTGTTCTCTCGCAAGTCGCTTACCTACAATCGCGTCCAATTCTTCTTGTGTGAAGGTCTTGGATGCCTCTTGTTCGGCAGGCGTTTCCGGCGTTTCGGTTTCAACGGGTTCTGGAGCCGCCGTAGGTTCCAGTTCCGGCGCGGGTACTTCCGCTTCAATAGGGACGTTTTCGTCCATGTGTGTTGACCCTTTCAAGTCACCTGATGTGCCGCATCAGTACGGTTGTCGGCCAGTCTACAGCAAATGTTGTAGACTGGCAATATCGTTAGGCATCGCTGTGAAGCATATCTATTTTGACGGTTAGTACGTTCTCTTCGTTCACAGCTTATACCCTATTTAATGTTGTAGACTGGCAATATCGTTACGCTTCAGCTAATCACACCCCAGCGTTTTCAATAGAAGCCAATTTAGCCTCCAGTGCTTCAATCCGTTGCAAAGCCTCTTGCAAAACAACCTGCGATACAATCCCCATAATAGACTGCTTTACCGCTTTCGTCATTTCACCCGTTGCGCGTTCAACCTCAACAGCGTTTCCGTTCTCGTCAGTTTCCATGACCTTTTCATAGTCAGGCGTTTCGTAGACAAGGCCGGGCGAAATTTGTTCGATCTGCTGGGCGATAACACCTATCATTTTCTGTTCTGGGTCGTTTTTAAACGCAAAGTTTACAAACTCATACGCTTTAAATTTATCCCAGTAGCTAGGGGCTGGAGCTACATCTTGTTTCAGTTTTTCGTCTGAAATTGCGCTAAACGTACCTGTGCGGTTTTGGCACGTTCCGTTTGACCAAACGATAAACTTGGACTCGGTCGCATCGTCCGCAAACTGGAAATAACTGGTCGTGTCGTTGGGTGATGAATTGGGAAATGTTTGGCGGCTTCCGCGCAAAACACCTGATGCTCCAGTGTGATATTCGCGGACAACCGGATTGCTGGCGTCAGCCGAATAAAATCCGTGGAAATTTCCGCCGACAGTTACCGCCGTGGGGCCAGACGCCCGTAGATAAGGTTGAAGAGCAAACCCGTAAACGCCATCAATACCCATTTGCAAAACGGATGCGGCCTTAGCGTTCGCCGGGTCAGCCATAATGTCTAGGCCACCGTCTGCGTTCGGTGTCATATTGGCCGCAGCATTAGTGCTGTCATAAGCCAGAGTAAGCCCGTCGCGGTCTAGCTTAACAATATTACGATAATTGCCCGTAGTCGGCGCAGCGTAACTTGTACCTACGGTTTGAACGCCATTAGTCCGACCGTTATAAAGTGTCTCTGTACACGCTTCGATATATCCACCAAACATTTGCACGACTTTGGCGAACGTGCCTTGAGAACTGACATAGACGCCAGTCGGTGTCGCAAGCGGCGCTGTCCCACGGGCGGCGCTGGTGGAGTTAATTAGTTCGACGTTGGTGTTGTAGAAATATACGTCGCCCACGCCTTTTGCGTAGATGCCGACATTACCGTTCAGAAAAGAGCAGTTATAAAAACCGCTTCTTGTGGTGTAGTTTTGGTTCGTTGCAGATGGCGATGTGTTGTAATCGTAAGGGTATGAAAACACCAAATGCTGCGTGTTGGTGTTGCCGTGGTAGTTATATACGGAGTGGTAAAAACATCCCGACTGTCGATTGCTTGTGTCGGTCACACCGGGCTGGAAATCCATACCGATGTAACAGTTTTTTGTCGTGACACTATGGCTAAGAAAGTAAGACTGCGATACAGGCGCAGCCAGCGTGACATTCCCGGTGTTTTCCGGCCACACACCAATGCCAGTGACATTGGTTTTTCCATTTCCATCAATACAAATATTGCTGATTTCAACAAACGTGGTGGAGGCACGAAACACCACCATGCTGTTTGAGCCAGCCTTTATCGTAACCCCGCCGTCACCGATAATACGAATGTAAGGGCGCAAATCATAATTATTATCCCACGGGATAAGCACGCCATTCAAAAAAGCGTCGGCACTAGCGACACCATTTATAAGATAGGTTCCTTCAGGAACATATACCGTTCCGCGCCCAGCACTTAAAACAGCGTTAACCGCAGCTTGAAACGCAGGCTGATCGTCAGCCACGCCATCGCCAACAGCGCCGTAATCCAGCACGTTGACTGGCGCACCTTCGATCATCGAGTATGTTGCTTTGGTCAAAGACATGGTTCAGATCCTAAATGTTGCGTGCTATCAGCCACGGTTAATTGATGCTTCGGCATTTTTCGCGCCAAAAACCGCCCATGTAAACCATTGTCAGGGTATCGCTTGCAGTCCCTGTAAAATTCAGCGCCCCTGCGGTATAAAAGTTGGTGTTTAGCAACGTTGTGTTGCCGTTTGTAAAATACAACGTTAATTCCTGTCCTTCTAAACCGCCGCTGAAATTCGCTATTGTTGTCGCACCGCTGGCGCTCAAGGTCAGTTCGTCCAAACCGCCGACTGGAATAATGACGTTGCTGCCGCTGCTTGAATACACCCGGAGCGAATTTTTTCCGCTAGTCCTGTTGTATATTAAATTATTGTTAGTCGTGATGTTTTCACCACCAACAAAAAGCAGTTCCGCCGTCGTGGCGACAATTTTATTATCCATCACTCGAACGCGGCTTGTGCCGGTCTGAAGCGCCGACTCAATTTCCACACCATATTCCGGCGAATTAATGGTGTTACGCACAATCTCAACATCGTTTGTGTACGTAGCCCCACTTGTTGCGTTCAAGCCAATGGCTCTATATCCCGCAGGCGCAGCCGTAGCGTCAATTAAGTTGTCTGTAATTTTAATCCGTTCGCCGCCCTCAACAATAATTGATTTTACGGTGCTTCCACTCTTCCTGACAATAACGCAGTTTGAGATTGACACGTTATAAACGGTGCCGTCCACGGCGGGAACGGTCCCGATCCGAATATCAGCCAATTCAGAATTTAAGAATGTGCAGTTTGTGATCGCGGTGCCATAGCTCACGTTATCGGGTGCAGTGCCACCGGTATCAACGTCGACCGCGATGGTTCCATCAAAACAGTTATCAAACACACAGTTTGAGACCGCCACATTCCGTGAGCGGCTTATGCTCATTGCGACCCGGTATGCACCAGTAAATACTGTTGATCGGTGGTCTTTGATAACGCAATTCGTTGCCGCGTAGTTTCGTCCTTCAGCAAAATAAATGCCGTGGCGACCACAGTTTATGGCTACGCAATCGGAGATAACGCTATTCGGTGCTTGGGAAAATTGAAAGCCGTAGCCAATGCCGCCGACAAGACCGACAATGTCCTTTGCTTGGCAGCCCGCAATCTTGACAAAATTCGTATTGCCTGATCCGCCGCCAGTGCCAGCGGCAAATTTAAAACCAATGTTCGCTGAGTCAACTATGACGTCTCGCACAAATACGTTTTGAACAAACGCACCCGTCTCGTTACCAAACATCCAGCCAATTTGCGCGGTGCTGGGACTTGCGTCTCGGTTAACGCCGTCTCCAGTTATCGTCCCGCCTAAAACGGAAATGTTGCTGCATACGCCTTTAACCAAAAAGCCCGCGTTGTTACCGGTCAAGGTGAACCGTGCGCCATACGCCGAAACAGCAATGTTCGATTTGCCGTCAAATATGACTTGCCCGATAAGATATTGCCCAGCAGGAAAGTAAAGCGTTTGGCCTTGCGTCAGTGCGGTGGCAGCATCCTGAATAGCTGCGGTATCGTTTGTCACGCCGTCACCAACAGCACCGAAGTCCTTGACCGAGACATACTGCTCCAGCTTGGTCTGAACGGTCTGTGCGATGGCTCCAGTGCCGGCCTGCGTAAAGCCGACATCGCTGGCGTCCATAGTGCCGGTTGCAACTGATATAGCCGTCGTAAACTTCACTTCAGCCCCGACGTGCAGACCCGCCGTGAACGTCACGGTGTCGCTGTCTGTCTCCAGATAGCTGTCGCCGACATATTGGTTCACGCCGTCAATGTAGACCGACAGCGAGTTGGTGCCGGGCGTGTAATTGATCGTCGACAGGTTGAAGACGGTCTGACCGGCCGTGGCCGTGATGACTTCTTCCTGAATGGTGTAGTTGACGAAGTTCGAGTTGACGCCGGTGATGTTGTCGTAAGTGCCGATCAGGATGTCGGTAGCCGTGTCGATCTTGAACTTATAGACCAGCCCATCGGTCAGCCAGATCTCACCGCCCGGCACGCGCCCAGCGCTGTCGAGAATGATCGGGTTGCTGTGCGGTGTAATGCCAAGCGCGCTGGTGTACGTTGTCTGCGGCGTGGTCGTACCAGCCGCATAGGTGTAGATCTTACCCCCTGACAGCGGCTGGCCGTTATTGTCAAAGAACTGGCCGGCAAACCCGCCGATAGGAGATGGTGTGACCGACATGTGATGTCCTTATGCGCTGAGTGCTGCTACCTTGTCTTGGAACGCCTTGACGCGTGTCTCCAGTGCGGCAGTGTCTTCGTCTAGTTTGGCGCGACGTGCGTCCAGATTGGCCGCCGCTTTCGCTTGTGCGGCTTCTCGCGCTTCGCAGGCTGCGACCCGGCGGGCAAGATCGGCTTCGGTATCGGCGACCAGTTTAGCTGTCGCCGTCTCGCTGGCAGCTACCGCGGTTTCGCGGTTAGCAACAGCGGCTTCACGTTCTTTCGACTTCGCGTTAGCTTTGGTCGCATCGGCCTTCAGCGCTGCGGCTTCAACCTTGGCTGCTTCCAACTCCTGCGCGGCGGCGGCGCGGTCAGCGACAGCAGCTTCGGCAGCCGACAAGGCGCCTTGGCGGATAGCAATCTCATCGCGCAGGGTAGCCATAGCGGCCAAATCAAGCGGAAATTGCTTGGTGAAATAGTCGATGAAATTAACGCCGGGGGTGTCGCCAGAGATGTTCATACCCGCAGTCCTTACACGTAATAAGAGATGTTGATCTTGGCAGACGCAGTCTGCTCGATGAAACGAATTTTCTTCAAGTCGCCGTCATACTGCAAAGTGACGCCAGCGGCCAAAGGCATACCGACCGTTGCGGTCGGGGCAACGCCATCATCGCGCCAGCGAACGCCATTGGTTTCCGGCGTAATGAGCGCAAAGGTCGGCATTACGTTCAGACCAGTAGTGGGGTCTTTCGACGGTACAGTAAGACCTGTTGAGGAACTAAGCGTCGAAATCTGCTCGTAACCTAAACAGCTAGTGATCGCCTTAAGATTGATAGCCATTAATATCTCCTGCGTTCGGTCAACGAACGGATGTCAACGTAAAATTCTACGGCCGTAACCGGCGCAGGGCCACCGCTCACGGAAATATCTACGGCTTGACCAGCGACAGAATATACACCGTTCGTCGCTGAAAGCAAGCGGCCAAAAGATATATCCGCGGTCTGCCCTGCGACCGTGTAGGAGCCGTTCAGGGCTGTAAGCTGGCGCGCTACAGCTACGGTAGCTGTCTGGCCTGTCACGCTGTACGAACCGGTCAGCGCCGTGATCGTGCGGGCCGTTTGCAGGGTGGCTGTCTGGCCTGTGACCGTATAGCTACCGGTAAGCCCTGTGAGGACGCGGCCGTAGGTTAAAACGGCGGTTTGGCCGGTTACTGCATAGCTGCCTTCAAGCGCTATAAGTTCACGCGTGCGCGCCATAACGGCGGTTTGACCAGACACCGTATAGGTGCCTGTGAGCGCCGTTATGTCGTAATTTGGGTTGCCGGATACTGAGTACGCGGCAATGGCGTATTCCGCGATACTCCCAAAGCCGAGCATCAGTAATCCGTTTCTATATAGACCTTGGAAACCTCAATGTTGGTCGCGGCAGCGACAGCGCCGTTATTGCACTCAGCCTTAAATGCCATACCGGTGTTCACCGCCGGAAGATCGGTGGTGTAGCTGGTATCAAGCACGGTTGCGCCTGTTTGAAGGTTGATAATCCGCACGAATATTTCAGTTGCGGCGCCGGGCGGGCAAAAGATAATCATGTCATAGCCGTGCGTAGTGTTGCGCGCCGCGTTAGTTGCGCCGAGATCCACTTTGGTTGCCGTGCCTGTGCCGTCGTTTCTATAAAATTGCCAGTTGCCAGACGATGCGTCGGTAGTGTCGAAGCCCATGCCGATCATGTTGACAAGTGCAGCTACCGCGCCTGCACCTGTACCAAGCGCGCCTGTCGAAGCGCATAGCCCTACAAAGCATTGCGATCCGTTAAGGTTAATGTTTTGCCCTAGTTGAGCGCGGAACCAAAAGCCGCCGAAGCCCGCTGCGTTTGCGCGAAACCATTGCGTGTATGCAGTCCTGCACCCCGTCACGTTACCTGCGGTGGTGCTGGTTTGGAAACGCTTCCGCCATGTCGCCTGCCAAGGGTTGGCCGACGCAATAGTTTGCTGCACCGACATGGTTGCAGCCGTGGTTAGTGTGCCACCCCACACCAGCGGAGCGGTGGTCCCCGACTGTGGCGCAAGCATGAAAACAGAATTGCCCGACAGACCCACTTGTAAAATCGTGTCGATCCCAGAAGGCCCGATGATTTTAGGGAGTATTCGCCCGGCAATGCTGCGCGAATAGAACAGCATATTGCCCGCCGCCGGTGCAGCAGGCTCCGCCGCAACCACAGGGAAAGCCGCCGCGCCGTTTGGCTCAAACTCAATTATCGACTTTGCGGTTTCCGTTATAAACACGTTTTTCGTGCCGGCGCTGAAGTTGACCAGCGCACCAGCGTTGCTCGACGATTGGACCGTGGTCCGGGCAAGCGTGGTGTTGAACGTGCCGACGCCGACTTCCCATTCACTGCCACCCTGAATTACATAGTAGCAGGTGTCGTTGGCAGCCATGACGCTGGAAAAGGTGCGAAAACCAGCGACCGCGCCCGCAAGCGTGATCGCACCCGTACCTGTGGTGGTCGTAGTCTCTTGTACGCGGTCGGCTGTTATATGCGCCATGGGTTAGCCTTCGCGTTATGCCGCGGTGAATACGCCGTTCACTGCGCTTAGGGTTACAGTCACCGTATCGCCGGCGGCTACAGGCTGGCTGGAGCCGTAATCCCAGTAGGCGACAGGTGTGTTGGTGGTTGCGTTCCACATGATCGCGTAACGGAATGTAAAGCCGCCGCCGGTGGCCGTCCATGCGGTCGGGCTGGCGAGGATCAAACGGAAGGTGCCGCCCGTTTGCGAAGCAGACGTTACAGAGACCGTAGCGCCGCCAGCCGTATAGCCGCCTGCGGTAGGCAGGTCGGTGGTGCCGGCGGTAAAAGTCGTGTCGGCCGAGTTAATGGTGTTCGACAAGGCTATGCGCCATGTGTCCGTGGCGGCGTTCATACCTTCGAGCATCGGCTCGATGGCAGCGGGATATTTGTTGTAACTAGCTGTAGGCATGTGTCACCTTACGCCAAAAATTTGAGTTTATAGAGGGTTGAGTAATACAGCCCTAAAATCTCGTCGATGATGTTCTGGAGCGGGGTACACTCCTTGTCGACCACCTTATAGCGCATTTCCATCAGGTCTTCTACCTGATCTTCCAGAAACTCGACGATGTTGCCGGTCTTCTTCGCCGACATCAGCGAAATAGGACCGATTAGGCCGTATTTACCCTGATAGGCTTCGGCAAACTTGTCTGCCAAGTCGATGATGCCGTCGTAGAACTCATTGAGCGCGACGTGCTTGGCGTAGCTGCGCGTGTTCAGGTGCGTCGAATGAGCAACATCGCGCGCCAGAAACAGCATACCTACGAAGTCGTTACATTTGCTCATTTGGTTCCATTCCTTCGGGCATTTCCATCATTTCAGGGGCTTCCATAGGCTGCTGCATCGGCTGCTCAGGCTGCGGTGCCTGCGCGATGATGTCCTGCATGTCGGGCATCTCGCGTATCTCCGGTGAGCCTGCAATCAGGTCGCCAGTGTCCATCGCGGCTGCCAGCGTACCCATGACGATGTCTTGGATCTGCTCTGGCGTCATGCTGTTCTGCACCGCGCTGATACGCTTGGTTTCCGCGTCGTAGGCGCGTACCTCGGCTTCGTAGCGGTCGATCTCGACCTTCTGCT